CAACTGGTCGTACGTCCCCGGCTACCCCTCGACGACGGTCTCCCAGGTCAACTCGGGCGTCTCGTCGGTGACGGTGGCCGACCCTACGGGCATCCTGCCGGGCGACACGCTGCGCGTTTACGACCCGGGCGTCACCGAGGCATGGACGGTGGCGGCCACCTACGTTCCGGCGGTACCGACGACCCCGCCTACCCCTACGGCGATCCCGCTCACGGCGGCGACCGCTCACGCGCACGTCGCGGGAACGGGCGTCACCGGGATGCCGCGCCGCCTGCTGCAGTCGGTGGTGGCGTTCACGGTGGCGCTGCTGATGCGCGAGGACGTGAGCGAGGAAGAGCCCGCGTCCCCGTTCGGCCCGTCGGCCAGGACGACCGGCGGCGGGCGCGGCGGGCAGGCGGCGGGGCTGGTCAACGACGCCTACGGGTGGCTGGCCGCGTTCCGACCGACCTTGAGGTCATGACCATGAATCGGGCCATGTGCGTAGTAGACTTTAAGAGTGAACAGCGGACTCTTCTGGCTTCGGGTGAACAAGACCGACTCTTGCTGGACATGGACCGGCAAGAAGCGTGCCGGGTATGGCCGACTCAAGGTGGACGGCCGTCAGCTCTCTGCTCACCGCGTGGCGTACGAGCTGCTTATCGGGCCGATACCGGACGGCGCGCAACTCGATCACCTTTGCCGGAACCGTGCCTGCGTCAACCCCGGTCATCTGGAGCCGGTTACCGCGCGGACGAACATCCTGCGAGGCGAAGGGCTTGCGGCGAAAGAGGCCGCGCAGAAGCGGTGCTTTCGCGGTCACTTGCTCGAAGGCGGCAACCTGATCGCCGTGCCGTCGCGCCCCAACGCGCGCTACTGCCGCGAGTGCAACCGCATCCGGGGCCGCGAGTACGGGCGCAAGAAGCGGCAGGCTGCTCGTGAGCGCGGGGGACCGGCAGCTAGTTCGTAATGCCGTAGCGGCTTACTTCGGCGGGACGCTGCAAACGTCCGACGCGGGCGTTTTCTATCAGGGCGGGCCCCTGGCATCCGCAGGACTCGGCACCGCCTACCCGTACCTGATCAAGGGCTCGGCGCCGGACACCGCGTACACGCTCGGCGAGGCGCCCGGCACCGGCTGGGGCGCGGTCATGACGGTGCACCTCGGCCCGGTGACCAATACCCGCGACAGCTACGGCGGCGCCACGTCCGGGTGGCGCAAGCGGCTCTACGCGGTGAAGTGCTCGCTCGACGTCATCAGCTACGCCGAGCACCTCGAAGGCGCAGAGGCGCCCCTGGATGACCTGCTCAACGGCATCGACGCGCTGATCTACGCGGACCGGACGCTCGGCACGACCAGCGCCACCTACGCGGCGCAGGGCGGGCGCCTGATCATCGAGGCCGGCGAGGGCCGCACGGGCATCGTGCACGGCGAGCCGGAGTGGACCACGGAAGCCGACCGGGGCCGCGGCCGCGGCGGCATCGACTACACGTTCGACGTCTTGACCATGGTCTCGGCATAGGAGGCGTAAGTGCCCAGGTACAGGTACATCGGGCCAGGCCCGGTTGAGGTCATCAGCGGCGGGGAGCTGACCCGGCCCGGTGACGAGCGGGAGTTCGACACCATGCCGGACTGGGGCCCGTGGGAGCTGGCCGGCGAGCCCGGGCCCGCCCCTGAGCCGTCCCCGGCACCGCCAGCGCCCTTCTCCGCCCCGCCAGTGACCCCCGAAGGGAACATGTAGATGGCACCCCCTGTGACCTTCGGCGTCGTCGCCGAGCGGGAGGTCTACCTGATCAAGGAGGTGACGCCCGGCGTCATCCCCGCGACGATCGGCGTCCCCGTCCCGCTGACCTCGTTCAAGCCCAGCAACAAGCCGCTGATGCTGTACGACGAGAGCTTCCAGGGCAACATGGGCGACTCCTTCGGCGCCTACCAGGGGCCGCTGATCGGCGCGTTCGACATCGGCGGCCACGTCGTAGGCGACCACGGGCTCGGCGAGGCGCTCTACAACCTGCTCGGCGACTACACCACGACGGGCACCGCCGCGTCCCCGGCGGGGGTGACGAGCGCCCCGGTTGCGGTGGGCGCGAGCAGCCTTACCGTCGCGTCCGGCGGCGCCAGCTTCACCGCCGGCATGTTCGTGTGGATCGAGGACGCGGGCACCCCCGCCGCGAACGAGGTCGTGAAGATCGGCGCGGGGTCGACGAGCACGAACATCGTGCTCGACCCCTTGACCCCGGCGCGTTTCGCCCACCTGACGGCCACCCCGTTCACGAACACCACCGCCCCGTACGTGCACGTGTTCGCGCTGCTCAACGGCAGCACGGGGGCGGCGAACGGCCCGGCGCAGGGGCCGACGCACTGCATCACCGACCGGCAGGGCGTCAGCGCCAACGGCGCCGACCAGTACGCCTACGCCTGCTTCACCGAGGTCATGATCACCGGGAACGCCGAGAAGCTCCTCGACTGGAGCGGCAAGGGCACGTGCATGACCCGGCAGACCGCCGCCTCCCCGGTCGGCTTCGCCAACGTGTCCACCGTCGTCCCGTACCCGTCATGGCGGACCGTGACCGGCATCGCGGGGCCTGCCAGCGGCGGCACGCAGGTCAAGTACATCGCCGAGCACAGCGTCACGCTGACCCGCGCGGTGAAGGCCTACAACACCGAGCAGGGGCTGCAGGCCCCGTTCATCATCGCCCGCGGCAAGCAGTCCAACCAGGGCAAGATCGTGATCTCCCCGGCGACCGACGACACCAGCATGATCGCCTTCCTGGCGAACACGCAGCCCCAGCTCCAGTTCGTGTCCAGCAACGGGCTGGCCGGGGTGAACCTCGTCACCGTGCAGGTGGACATCATCCAGGGCGCGTACGACGTCAACGACATCACCGAGGCCTCGGAGCTGTTCGGGTTCGACGTCGCGTTCAAGCCGCAGCACACCGCCGCGAGCTCGGGCGGCATCACCATGACCGGGGCGAGCGGCGGCAAGGGCGCGGTCAAGGTGACGCTGACCTGCCCGACCCCGACGTTTTAGGAGACCAGTTGAGAACCGATCTTGAGTCCGGGGCGTGGGTCGAGCACCGGCCCGTCCAGGACCTGAAGGCCAAGGACAAGGACGCGGTCTCGCTGTCGGTGAAGATGGCGATCCCGATCACCGAGGACGGCGAGGTCGACCGCTCGCAGGGGCTGCTGTTCTCCGGCGCGATGCAGCTCGCCGCCCGTAACGCGGTGCTCGCCCGGGTGATCACCGGATGGTCGTACGAGTGGCCGGTGCCGTACTTCGAGGCAGCCGAGGTCCATAACGAGGACAGCATCGGCGAGATCCCGATCGACGACTTCAACGAGATCGAGCAGCTGCTAGAGCCGTACCTGGCGAAGCTCCGCGACAGGCCGGACCCAAAAGGGGCGACTACCTCAAGCTCAAATGGGTCGTCCAGGGCAAGCGCGGCGCGCGGCTCCCGGACGGGCTGAGCCGGGAGGCGTACGAGGACATCATCCGGCTGATCAGGTTCGGGCTCCACCCGACAGGCGAGGGCGGCAGGGCCGGTCTCCCGGTGGAGGTGGACACCTGGCTGCTGGCAGTGCAGGCGGCGATCGACAGGGCACAGGAGGAGGCGAGCAGGGGATGACACCCGCTGAGCTTCCCGCCCGGCTGCGCCGGCTCGCCGCCGAGGTGAAGGACCGCGCCGCCCTCGACGCCGCCGACGCGATGGCGCAGTCGTTCCAGGGCGGCGTCGTCCGGTCGATGACAGGCCCGTCGCCGTCACCGCCCGGCACCCCGCCAGCGCGCCGCACGGGCACCCTGGCGCGCTCGGTGCGCCCGGAGCCCGCCACGCTGACCGGGGCAGGCAAGGCGGCGTCCAGCGTCGCCCCGCACACCGTGTACGCCCGCATCCAGCAGCTAGGCGGCGACATCTACCCGGTGCGGGCGAAGATCCTGCACTGGAAGGACAAGGGCGGCAGCCACTGGGCTAAGCACGTCCACCTGCCCGCCCGCCCCTACATGGTCATGACCGGCGCCCGCCGGCAGGAGTGCCGCAGCGCCGCGATCACCGCCGTGCAGCGCGTCGTCCGGGAGGCGCTCCGTGGCTGACGAGCTTGACCCGGTAACCCAGCGCTTCGAGGCGGACGTCGCCGAGTACACCGCCGCGATGAACGAGGCAGCGGGGGCGGCACAGGAGTTCGCGGCCGCGAGCGAGGAAGCCAAGGCGGCGGAAGGCGGGCTGCGTGACGCCTCGGCGGAGACGGGCGCCGCCGTGGGCGGCGTGCGGGACAAGCTGGCCGAGGCGGCAGCGGCAATGAAGATCTACCGCGACGAGCAGGGCAAGATGCGGGACAGCGCCGGGGAAGTCGTCGCGGCGTCGGAAGTGGAAGCGCGGGCGCTGAAGCACATCCGGGACCAGGCCCTCGAGGCGGCCTGGGCGATGCGGGACCTGGAGAAGTACCAGCGGGGCAGCATGCTGACCGGGCTGGCGAGCAAGCTGGGCGGCCTGTTCGGCGGCGGAGGGGGCAGCGCCGGCGGCGGGGGCGGGGCGGCGTCCGCCATCCCGCTGATCGGGACGCTGGCCGAGTCGCCGGAGCTGCTGATCGCCATCGTGCCCGCGGTCATGGCCATCGTGACCGAGGTCGGCGCGCTGGCGACCGGCCTGACCGCCGCAGGGCTCGGAGTCGGCGGGTTCGCCGCCCTGGCGCTGCCCGCGTTCAAGTCGGTCGCCGGCGCCTACGGCCAGATCAACAAGGACCAGAAAGCCTACGACGACGCGCTGACCGCGACCGCGAAGAACAAGGCGCTCCAGAAGCTGAAGGACGACTACGCGGACCTTGACCCGAACGAGCGGGGCGCGCTCAAGGGCATCCAGTCGCTGACGGCCGAGTTCTCCAAGATGAGCAAGGCGTTCGAGCCGACCGCGTTCAAGGTCTTCAACCAGCTGCTCGGCATCGCGAACCAGCTGCTGCCCTATCTCGGCAAGTTCGCGAACGCGGCCGCCCCGGCGATCGAGGGGGTACTGGGCAGCCTCAGCAAGGGGCTGGACTCCCCGGCGTTCAAGAAGTTCATGGACTTCCTGGCGTCGCTGTCCGGGCCGGCGATCACCGCCATCGGGTCCGGCATGGCGGGGCTGGGCAAGGACGTCATGCAGCTGATGGAGTCCTTCAGCAAGAAGGACGTGATCAACGCGATCAACATCGCGTTCCGGCTGCTCGGCGCGGCGCTGAGCACCCTGATCTGGATCATCAAGGCGAGCATGGCCACCTGGGACTGGATCACCCAGAAGGCGCTCCCCGCGGTGCGGGACGCGTTCGACGTGACCCGCCACGCGGTCGCGACAGCCGGGCACGGCATAGCGGAGGCGTTCGACACGGTGCGCCATGCGATCGCCACCGCCGGGCATGACATCGCGCACGCCTTCGACGAGGTGCGGCACACGGCCTCAGCGTTCGGCCATGACGTCACCGCGGCGTTCGAGGCGGTCGTCAGCTGGGTTTCCGGGCACTGGAAGGAAATCCTCGCCTGGCTGGTCAGCCCGGTCGGCATGGCGGTCTACGAGATCAAGACCCACACGCACGAGATCGCGCAGGCGTTCGACCAGCTGCGGCACGACATCGCCGCGATCCTCGCCGGCACGCGCCATGACATCTCGGCAGCCTGGGACGCCGTCCGCCACGACGTCGCCGCGTTCGTCGACGCGATCCCCGGCACGGTGAAGAACGCCTTCAATGACATCTACCAGTTCATCAAGACGGTGGACACCGACATACTCCATGCGCTGCAGGCCGCCTGGAATGCGGTGGTGAGCGCCGTGTCCAAGGCCGTCAAGGACGTCCTGTCGTTCTTCGAGAAGCTCCCCGGGCAGGTCGTGTCGGCCCTGGCGAAGCTGCCCGGCGAGATGCTGGCCATCGGCGAGAACGTCATCAAGGGGCTGATCAACGGCATCGTGAACGCGGCGAAGGCCATCCCGTCGATCATGTCCGGGCTGGCGAGCACCGTCGCGAGCTACTTCACGAACCCGCTGAAGCTGTTCTCGCCCAGCCGCGTGTTCTTCGACCACGGCTGGAATATCGTCCAGGGCGCCATCAACGGGGTGAAGGCCAACGCCCCGGCGCTGCTCTCGACGATGCGCGGCCTCGGTGCCGGCGTCGCGGCCCAGGGCACCGGCTCGGCCCTCGCCGCCGGGGCCTCCGCGCCCGCCGGGGGCTCAACGTCGGTGCACGTGACGGTGCCGGTCACGCTCCAGGGCGGCGCGGCAGCCGGGGCGTCACCGCAGTACCTGCAAGGCCTGCAGGCGGCGGTCCAGGAGGCCGTCCTGCGCTACGCACAGGTCAACCCGGGCAACGGGTTCACTCCGGCATGGGGGCGCTAGATGGCTGACTGGGAACTGTCGCAGCTTGCGGTGCGGACGACGCCGGCGGTAACCGACTACGTGCCGCTGCTGGTGCCGACCGACACGAGCACCCCGCCGGCCGACGCGTTCGGGTCAGACCAGCGGGCGACCATCCCGGCGCTGGTCAAGGCGGCGATCGATACCACCGCGGCCGACATCGCCGCCTCGCCCGGCACGCAGGCGGCCGGGGCCGTGGGCAAGCCGGCCGACTCGGGGCACGTCCACCCGCAGCCCCCGTTCTTCGCCCCGACCGGCCTGACCGGGGCCGTGCAGGCGGCCCGGTTCGCCGGCGCGACCGCCTCGGGCGCCCCGGTGTCGGGGACGTTCGCGACGGGCGACTTCATCGTCGACCAGACGGGGATCATCTGGCTGTGCACGTCGGCGGGATCGCCGGGTACCTGGGTTGCCCTGTACTCGACTGCGGGCGGCCAGGCCATCGCCGGGAACCTGATCATCAACAACCCCTCCCACTACGCCAACGGGACATTCGTCGGGCAGAGCGACGGCGCCCAGTACTCCAACTTCAACCTGGCGGACAACATCTACCCGCTGGACGCTCTCGGCCATTACTGGGCCTTCAGCCACCGGGCCGACGCGCCGGCGCACCGCCTGGTGATCTTCAATTACAACGGCTCCGCTTACACCAACGCCGTGGAGATCACCGAGGCCGGGGCCGTCAGCACGCTGCACAACACGCTCGAGGACGGCAGCGGGAACGCCACGTTCGCGGGGACGGTCACGCTGCCCGCGGGGACGACCTCCCTGGCGCCGCTGAAGCTCACCTCCGGCACGAGCCTCACGAGCCCTGCCGCCGGGGCGGTGGAGTACGACGGCGCCGCCGCCTACGTCACGAACGAGGTGACCTCCGGCCGGGGACTCGTCCCCGTTGAGCAGAGGTTCCGGCTCACGGCGGCGGGCGGCACCATCTCCACGATCGCGAACTACTTCGGCACGACCTCGAATATCTCGCTGGTATCGGGTGCCGAGTACGAGATCGAGATCGACTGCTGGTTCCTGAAGACCACCGCCGGGACGGTCACCTGGACGTTCACGAACTCCGCGGCGCCGGCGTCGATGACGATCGACTACCAGCTGTCGCCTGCCACGGGCATCGTCACCACGCCTGCGGCCACCGACCTGTTCGGGCAGCAGTACAACGTCACGGCCACCGCGCCGACAGTCGTGTCCGCGTCGCTGACTACCGCCGTGAATCACCGCCACAGGTTCAAGATCCGCCTCGTCAACGGCACCGGCACTTCCCTGAAGATCCAGGCGACCGCCGGCGCCGGGACGATCACGCCGGGCATCAACAGTTACTGGAAAGCGGTGCGCGTCCCGGCGGCCAACGTCGGCACGTTCGCCGCATAGGAGATTCGGAGCTAGCCATGTCAGCAGGGAACCCCGTAACCGCGCAGGCACTGAACCAGCGCCTCGGCCAGGTGGCCGTCCAGATGCGGATGGTCATGGAATCGGCAAGCGACCTGTTCAAGGTCGCGAACGGCCTGGGCTCCGGCGGCTTGCAGGCAGCGCCGATCGGCATGGACTCGGCTACCGCGTCCGACTACGAGCTGAAGTCCGGCTACCTGAACACCCTCGCGGGCGTCTACTACGGCACCGTGCAGCAGGGCGGCAGCGGCGGCACCGGCGCCAGCCAGTTCAACTTCGACAACGCCCTGAGCACCGCCTGGGGCCCCCAGTAAGCAGCGCGGCCAGGTCCGGGCGGGAAAGGGGGTGAACGGTGGGCAAGATCCTCGCCCAGGGCGGCGGCGCGCTCCTGGCCCAGGGCGGCGGCAACCTGCTCGTCCAGGGGTCCGTCACCACGCCCCTGGTCGCGGGCACCTGGACCGGCTCCTACGCGGTCACCAGCGGCTTCTTCTTCCCCTACCCCGCCGCGCGC